ATCGGGATAAGGCAATTATCATTTCGTTTCAATTGCTTAGGCAGCTTTTGGCCCTGTACGTAACGATTCCCTGCCGACCCTCAATTCGCCCTCAGCTGACCGGCGCTGAACATGGTCGACCACGAACTGCAGCACGGTGGCTTCGGGTACCGGGAAGGCCAACTCGATGCCGTAACGCGCCGCATGCCAGCCAGCCCAGTAGCGCAGGGCGCTGGCGTAGCTGCGGGTGGTGTTCTCGGCCGCGGCCTCGGCCAGCAGCTCGCGGACCGCATCGGCAGCCTGACTTATCGCCAGTATGGAATCAACGGGGCAGGGCGCCCGCACAGGAGATAGTTCAATGGCTCGCGGCATCACGGAACTGGACGTGCACGGCGCCGCTGACGCGCTTGTCGCAAAGGGCGAGCGCCCGACGGTGGAGCGCGTTCGGGCACACCTAGGTACGGGCTCCCCGAACACGGTAACCCGCTTGCTGGAGACTTGGTGGCAAAGCCTCGGAAGTCGGTTGCACCCTGAGAGTCCAAGCATGAAAGACGCTCCAACTGTCTTGGGAAAGCTTGCCGGGCAATGGTGGGCGCTAGCGCTAGAACATGCGCGTGATGCGGTCCTTGCTGAGTTCTCCGAGGTGCGCGAGGACCTTGCACTCAAACAAGAGGAGCTTCTTGTCCGGTCCAAGGCACTTGCAGGTGAGATGAGCGCTGTCCACGCGAGGTCGGAAGAGGCCATTGCCGCGGAGCGCGTCGCATGCACCCGGGCCTACGAATTGCAGCGATTGGTCGATCAGCTTCAGCAGCAGGCTGCGGAACTAGCCGGGCAGCGTACCGCCGCCATTCAGCGACTTGAGCAAGTGGAGGCCTCACGCCAAGCGCTCTACGACAGACTCCAAAAGACTGAGGAATCGGCGAGATCTGAGCGCGAGAGCCTGGCTGAGCACGTCAGATCTGTCGAAAACCGCGCATTGGGTGATCTTGATCGCGCTAGACAAGAGAGCAAGGTGTTGCAGGCGCAGCTGGCCAGCGCAGTGAAAAGACATACTTCGATTGAAGCAGAGATGCGGGGTAGCCTCGAAAAGGCACACTCAGCCACTGCGGCGGCACTACAGGTGGTGGACAACCAGCGTGGCAGATGTGCAGCGCTAGCAGAGCAACTGGCCAAGCTCCAGAACTTGCCGGCGGATCTAGAGGCTGCGCTTAGGCGAAGCCAGGTGAATCCCGGTGCACGGAAGGCAAGCCCCAAGCAGCGGGCTAAGAAGAGCTCATCCAAGGCCACGAACTAGGAGCGCCGGCTCGCGTAGAGCCCAGCCAGAGCCATTAATTAGGAACACTTTCGTCAGGCGTTTTGAACGCTAGAGGCTCCCTATGTGAAACTTCAGCCATCCAAAGATTTGCCACAACAAGGGCATTTCCCTCCAGCTAGCTCTCGGGCGTCTGCTGCATTTTGGCGGTTGGCCAGCCAGACTGCCGCCAAGGTAACGGAAACAACAAGCGCTACGCCGACGCCGGCGACTTGGACCAAGGGCAGATACGCAGAAGTATGGACACTTAACTATTGAAAGGACGGACAGCTACTCCTGAAAAGCCCAACCAAACGGCGCATTTCGCCATTTCGCATAATGTATATTATGTTCAACATCAGCCGGTACTACGCAGGCTTGATCCGCCTGCTGCTGGCATCGCTCTTGCCTCTCCGTGGTTCCAAGGACAAAGCGAGAATTGATGCATGTGCCAGTACCTAAGCGGCCCGTTCTCGGGCTGGAGCATCCGCGGCAACTACCTAGTTAGCCCTGACGGTGACCGGATGACCCCGGAACGTATTGCGGGTCTGGCCTGGCGGGACCAGATGGAACTGAGGGTCGCCGGGTTTGCCTCCCGGCGCAAGGCCGAGGCCGGTCAACGAAAAGCCGGTCAGCGGCAGATGGTCAAGGTCGTCGTTGTTGACCTGGGCGAGTTCCGCGATCGCCACTTCGGGCGGTCAGCAGGTTGAAAGCGTAACCGTAGGGGCTCAGCCCCTACACCCCGGCTAGAATGCGCGGACCATTCAACGGGGAACGGAATTGACTGACCACAGGACAGCGGACGCCATTCACACGATCTGGTGGCAGGTAGGCTTAGGGGTGTTCTTGGCCCTCTCTGCCCACAGCCTGATCGAAGCGGCTTACACGCGATACCAGATGCAGCAGGTATCACGACAGCTGGATGCCGAACTTAAGAAGCTACCGAGTGTGGTGAACAGACCCATGCCAGCTCAGCAGGAACATCGGCCAGCACCATTACGTGCGAATGAAAGGTGCATGCAGGGGCGCAGGTTTGAGCGTGTGGAGAACGGTTGGAAGCAGATCAACGAGCCATGCTAGTTGCCAGAGTATCGGTTCTGCACCGACTCAGGGAAGGTTGACACAGGGCGCTCTGCAACTCGGATGACAGTTCCAACCGATGCACCGGTAGCGGGTCCAGTGCCCGGATGCGTGACGACTGCGAGTGAACCACCCTCGCCCCCTTGCGAGCCTTCCTGTGCTGGCTCGCGATAGGGGTTGTATTGAGGCCCCTCACGGGCGATCAGGACACACAGGTCTAGACGGATATGGTGCTTGGTGCCCTGCTCTGTCACGCAGGTACACGTCGTGTCCTGGGCGGTGGTGCCAGATGACATACAGTAAAGCTCGGGTTTTGCCACCACGCTGCGTCCATCAAAGATCGGGGCTGACCACGGCTGTGCGGGAATCCGAGGTCTCAGCTGTTGAGCATACTCATCAGGGGTGATTGGTTGCGCCGCCGGCGGGGCCGCGCCGAAGGGCGCCGGCCCCCCAGCCGCCGTCGCGGCGATGGCAGGTTCGGAAACCTTTGAGCGCTTATCGACGCCGGGCTTAACGATGAAAATCCAGACCAGCCACACGGCAAGAATGAAGGCGATGACCATAGAGAGTCCCTTCCAGACACGAGCCGGAACCTTGAACTTATGGCTGGCAGTGTGCAGCGTTGCGCTGCGATAGCGCTTATACAGCTCCTTCGGGTAAGACCAGATTTCCTCTTCAGCTTTCTCCCGCACACGCTCATCGTAGGGATCGGGCTGGACACGTCCCCACGTCAAAACGCCCGCACGCTCCATGCCGAAGGCACGGTTCATGTGCACGTGCGCGCCGATCAGCGTACGCACCTGGTGGTGAATCTTGCTCGGCCACTGAGTCACGAAAACAAGGTCCACACCGCGATGGCGATGCGTAGACATCGACCGGATACGCGGATCATCAGACTCGCCGGGCTTGCCGGTGGACGGGAACAGTCGGCCATAGCGCTCTAGGCCTTGCGTGTTTCCATCCGAATGCGCTTCGTCATACAGGACGAACGCCCCGTCAGGGAGCTTGGTCCAATCGTTGTGCTCGGGGAGCTTCTCCAGCCACGGAAATGCGTCCGGATTCTCCTCAGTGGTAGCGCCAGCAACATTGGTAAAGAACCGGCGAATATCGGCCTTTCCCTCCTTCGCCTGCTGCATGTTTTGCTCATGGAATTCAAGCAGCATCGCCATGGCGCGAAGGGTCTTACCGTTGCCCGGCTGACCGGAAATCAAGTACATCATTTCGAAGCGGCCTTCTGCACGGCGACCTTGCCAGCATCAATCACAACTTTGGTGACGATGGCAGAGCCGATGATAGTGATCCCCTCACCTGCGCCCGACATGAGCATGACGTTTGCCAGATCGGCCGAGATGCCGCCGAAGTACTGAGGGATTTTGTTCAATGCGATGCGGACCAGTGGCAGCAGTGCAGCACCTGTTGCCAAGCCTAGGCCTGCACCGGTCAGAACACGGGCCAGTGAGTTGCCCACCAGCGAAACGAGGAATGATGCGAGCCAAGGCATTACTTGCGCACTCCAGCAATGATGTAGGCAGCCACGATGGAAGAACACGCCAGCACTAGACCGCGAATCAACGTGGCGAAATCACATAGCGGCTTAAAAGAGAACTCGACGGACTGGCCGAAGCCACCTAGCGAGACGTCAACGACCTTCGATGCCGGACACGATCCGTTTCCAAGGCCGCTGCTCCATTGGCCGTCTGGCGTGCTTGGCATCTGGCCGTCCAGCCACGGAAACGGAATGTCTCCCTCGTACTCTGGAGAGGGCACGTTGGGCTGCTCGCCGCCCGGATCTCCGTCTCCGTCACCATCCCCATCTCCGTCGCCATCTCCGTCTCCATCGCCGTCCCCACCACCGCCATCGCCACCGCCACCGCCGTTGCCTGGACCCGAGCCGTCTCCGCCGCCATCGCCGTCGCCGTCGCCCGGAATTTCACCACTACCGCCGCCGTCCCCGTCCCCGTCGCCGGGCTCTGGTGTTGTGGGAGCGGGAAGATCAGTGTTCTTGCAAAGCTGCCCGTTCGCTGTAAATAGTCGGCCAGTCGGCGAACCGGCGTAGACCGAGCCGTCATATGCACAGCCGTTGTGACATACGGAGCCGGTACCGCCAGCACCACTCCCCTTCCAGCCTGTTTCTTCAGGGCGGTCAGAGCATTTTTTGTAGTAGAACGCGATGTTCGAATTGCTGCCAGAGCAAGCGTTATTAGCCCCATTGCAGATCAGAACACGGTCGTTGCTGTCTTTGCAGACAACGTTGGCTCCCCCACCAAAGCCACCGAACGTAGGTGCCTTGGCAGAGCAATCGGCCCACGCCTCGCCTTGGTCACATATGGGCCGCGTCGTACCTGCGCCGGCCGGGCACGCCGAACTCGCCTTTGCTTCAGGCGCTACGAACACCCATATGGCGAATGCCAGTGGAAAAAGAAGTAGACGAAGAAATTGCACATCAATCCCCGAACATGATGTAGAAGGCCAGCGTGCCGACCCACAGAAGGAACATGCCAAGCATCACGATTTCCCCATAAAAAAGGGGTCGGATTGCCCGACCCCGTGTTGCTTCTTCGATTAGCCGAAGATGGCGCCCTTCAGCCACTTGAAGCCGACCGAGACGGCGGCCGGTGCCAGCTTTGCGGCACCGATGGCACCGATGACAGCGACCAGCCCGGCGAGGATGGTGAGGGCTTCGGTTGCATCCAACATGGTTCTCTCTCCTATTACGAACGAATGGTCCTGCCTAGTTGTCTGTAGGCCCATGCCAGTGCGAATGCAGTGAGGACAAGGGACAACATCCCAGTGACCTGGGCAGGTGTCAGGTCAGGGATATCGGTGCGCGGCACGAATGCGGCTTGCGTGCAGGTGCCGGTCTGCTGGTCGAACTGCAAGCACTCGTAGACGTACCGCGCCATATCAGGCGGCCGAGGCGCTACGACCCGCCGAAGCGGTGGCCGGAGCGGACGGGATCGGAACCAGCACGACGCGGCGACCCATCTGGAGATCGCCGTACTGGCCCACTACGAAGCTGGAACCATCGACGGTGTACTCACCAGCCGGATACGGCGGCTGGCCGTCATCCAAGCGGATGCGGAACGGATGCGGGAAATCCTCGCCGTCCTTCATGATCGCGGCGTTCTGCTCATTGAAATTGAAGCTCGGGCCGTTGTTCTTGCCACGGATCGAACGCGGGATTGCCACGGCGGTGCGGATGATGATCTTGCTCATGCGGGTAGCTCCATTTTCCAAACGATGATCCGGCCCCTGTCTGTGATGACCTTCCACGGCGAGGGCCAGAATTCGCCGGTGATCTTGTCCACGTAGCCGCCCAGGGCTTTGCGGATATCGGCAAGTGCGCCGAGTACTTCGCGTGCGGTTTTCGGGGCTTTCCACCACCGCAACTCACGCTTTGATTCTTCGTTAAGCCCGCCGATGGCGTGCGTGCGGAATCCCTTCGGGAACGCTGCGGCCATATCGGGAACAAACTTGCTCGCGTACTTCGCGAGGTAGCCCACAGCGTTGCGGGCTTTCTGGATTTGCGTATGGCCGTGCGGCCACCACCCCTGACGATCCAGCTTCGGAATGAAGATGCCGCGCGGGATCCAGATCAGGACGTGGTAATGGGGAACACCGGCCTGAGTGAGTTCGCCGCACCAGAGGTAACGGAAACGCGGACGGTAGCTCCGGAATCGTAGTCGTACAGCTCGATTGAAGAAGCCCCGGACGCGTTTAAGTGCCTCGCTAATGTCACGAGGGCCAGCGTCACTTCCATTTCGGTAAGTCGTGGTGAGCATGTACCACGCGCCACGGAATGATCCTGCTTTCGCCTCTTGGTCATGGAGCCTTGCACCCGTGATGATTGATTTCTTGAGACGCAGTGCCCTGATGTGATTCGGATCAAGCGTCATCGACACGCGGTGCGTGTCACTTGTTGAAGAATGGACAAGCCCAAGGCGTCGGCCTCCGGCCGCCGCCGAAAAGCCGTGCTGCTGCACCTTGGTCGTAGCCATTTCGGTGCGGCGCGCAGACGCGTGCAGAAGGCCCATGGAGGCATCGAAGGCGACGACCTCAGGGCTACGCTGCGCAGGAGCGGCGTCGATGCGGATACGGGCGTTCTTGCCCGTACAGGCGGCACACAGGCCGCCGGGGAAAAAGTAGGACGTGGCGTCGCCGCAGAAGGCGCAGGTGGTCCGGCTCATTCGAACGGACCCCGGCCGCTACGCACGTATTTGAGCCACCAGAAGATCGCGGCAAGCACGATGGGCACGAGGAAGATCATTGGCCCACCTCAGCGCGTGCCTGGGCCACCAATGCGGCGTCACGGATTGCCTTGGTGCCCTGCTCTTCCCTGCGGTCAATGACCCACGCAATAAGACGAGCAATTCCGATCACCACGCTGAGCGCTGCAACGGCCGCTAAGGCGAACATGTATCCGTGCATCCCCTACCCCTGCCCCCAGCCCCTAGAACCCCGCCAGCGGCCTAGGGGAGCCGATGGCGGGTGAATTCCAAGACCCTTGGAATCCGGACGTGATTCAATACCCTTGTAATCTCAATGTCAAGGGTCTTGGAAATGACGACTATCGATGCGCTGCTCGATGCCGCTAAGGCAGCGACGGGGGCGGGCAATGATTCGGAGCTTGCAGCGCGGCTTGGCGTGCGCCCGAGCTCGGTCAGCAACTACCGCAAAGGGGTGTCACTACCCAATGCGGTCGTGTGCGCGACCTTGGCAGGTTTGACTGGCGAACCGCTGGTGAAGGTCATCGGGATCGTCGGCGAGGCGAGAGCCATCAGCCGCGAAGAAAAGGCCGTCTGGCGAAAGCTGGCTGCCATGACGATGGTGCTAGCGATCGCGGTCGGATTCGGCGGGACGCCTACTGCCGCAACGGCTTCGACGGGTTCGGCTAAGGCCGGAATGTATATTATGTAA